CTTTGATATTGCGCGAGACAACAACAAAAACTAAAAGCAATCGAGCCAAACAGTTTGGTTCTGGGAATCCAGAGGCATATCGTTCATACCAGCAAATTCAAGCCGAAAGAAACGCCAAAAAACCAAAGAAAAAATCCACCGCAAAAGGAAACTCCTCAGCTATTGCCAACGCCGCAAAACTGAAGTAGAAAATAACCAATGAGCGAGAAACTAGCAGCGGAACCAGATCACGAATGGTTCGCAGAGGTCATGCGCCGAGCCGAGGAACACGGCAACAGGCAGCGTGTGGAGTGGTGGAACCCACAAGCAGCCGCAAAAGCCCTGTGGCTCCTTGCGCAGGGTAAGAGCATCAAGTCCACCTCCGAGATCACAGGACTGGCGCGGGACACCGTGCGGTCGCTCATGTGGAGGCACTCCGACACTCTGGAGACCAAGCGCAAGGAGTTCTCGCAGAAGTACGCGATGGCGGCAGAGACCTACACCGACCTGCTGTTTGCGAAGGCGGACCAGTTGAGCGACGACCCAGACCAACTCAAGAACATCTCACCAGACAGGCTTGCCATCACCGTGGGTGTGCTTACGGACAAGTCCATGCAGTTGTCTGGCATGGCAACCGCAGTGGTCGAGCATAGGCAGGGTGCGAGTATCGACGATGCCGCTAAGATGATCGCTGAGGCTCGTTCTAGGCTCGCTAGCAAGGTGAAGGCGCAGGCAGTCGATGCTGAAATTGTCGCATGATACAGGAACCAGAATCAAGGTTTGATGGACCCATATTCCACCACTATGTGGTCGAGCATGGCGGCAAGGAGTACAAGTGTAAAACGCTCGTTTACGCCTCGTATCTGGCCGAGAAGTTTGACTCCAAGGTGTGGAATGTAGTGCTGGAGAAATTCATCACCCCACACATTGGTCTTTGCGAGTACTGCGAGAAGTACAGCAAGCTTCACCTTGTGGACGGCAACCGAGGATCACTGCCCCCAGAGGATGATACATTTGGATGTGACAGGTGCGGCAGCGTGTACAGGATCATTGATATCCTCATGGAAACTGACGCATACAAACCATGAAATGGCGCACCCACCAGATTCTGTCGCCGCCAACGGACGACGAGATAGCCCTCATGGAGCCTGCGGAGCTTGTGGATCTACATAGGGTCTACCATGAGGCAGTAGACAACGCAGAACGCGACCCGTACCGCTATGGATTCCGACTTCCGCACTGGGCTAAAGCCGAGGAACAACTCAGCGAAGTAAACGAGATCGTGGCACTTGGTGGCAACCGTTCCGGGAAGACCCAGTGGGGTGCGTTTTCGGTGGTGCGTGCAGCTATAGAAAACCCCAATAGCGAGATCATGTGCTTTGCACAGACATCCGAGGTTAGCATCCGCCAGCAGCAGAGTGCCGTCTGGGACTGGCTTCCTGCGGAACTGCGGACCAAGCAGACATCCTCTGGGACATATATCTCATACACCAAGAAGAACGGATTCACAGACTCCTCGCTAATCCTCCCCAATGGCTCGCAAATCATCTTCAAGACCTACTCCCAGTACCAGAACAACCCGACCATCCTTGAGGGAGCGGAGTTGGGTTCCCGCTCTCCTGTGTGGCATAATGTGGGCTGCTGGCTGGATGAGTATCTGCTTGGCCCTGAGCTAATAAATACCCTGCGATTCCGACTCGCTACCCGCAACGCAAAGCTACTGCTCACCTTCACCCCGATTGACGGGTATACGGAGGTCATCAAGGAATACCTAGACGGGGCTTCTAGCATCGAGAGCAGGGAGGCAGAACTGCTAGGTGGAGAGCTAGTGCCGTACGTGCAGCGCAGTAAGAAGCGCAACGCGAGCGTCCACTACTTCCACTCCCAAGACAACCCTTTCGGTGGCTACGCACGCATTCGGGAGACACTGGTTGGTCGTCCGAGGGAGGAGATCCTAATTCGCGCGTACGGGGTTCCAGTCAAGTCCCATGCCACCAAGTTTCCGAAGTTCAACAAGGAGGTTAACATTGTTGAGCCTCACACTATTCCGACGAAAAATGTGACGCGCTACCACATTATCGACCCTGCTGGTGCGAAGAACTGGTTCATGGCGTGGATTGCTGTGGATGAAAGCGGAACCTTTTGGGTCTACCGTGAGTACCCCGGCGTGGATGTCGGGGACTGGGCAGAGTGGAAAGGTGGCAAGTGGATGCCGGGACAAGGTGCAAAAGGCCAAGGATTTGGTATCCGAGACTATGTGGAGTTGATCCACGACCTTGAGGGTGACGAGGAGATCGCGGAACGACTGATCGACCCCCGCCTAGGTGCAGCCAAATACCAAGCCTCTGACGGGGCATCTAGCATCATCGAGGATTTGAACGACCAAGACATCGTATGCATCCCCGCGCCCGGACTTGAGATCGATGACGGGTTGCAGGCTTTGATCGGGAAAATGGCGTGGGATACAACTAAGCCGCGAGATTCGGTCAACCGACCGCACTTTTATGTCAGTTCCGACTGCGAGAACATCATCCAAGCTCTGAGCGAGTACACGGGTGACGGAGGGCTGAAGGAGGCATGGAAAGACCCCATCGACGTTCTACGCTACGCAGCGGTATCTGGTATTGACCACGTGGACGGGCAGGCTATATCTGTAACTATCCAAGGATCTGGAGGATATTAACCATGAAAACAAAGAAAAAAGCAGCAAAGAAGGCGGCAAAGAAGGCAGCACCTAAGGCAACCGCGAAGCCAACCGCGGAGCCAACCGCGGTGGTCCCAGAGGTACTTGTGAAGGATTCCCCTCAGGAGGTCATGGTAATTAGCCTCGCCAAGAATCCCAGATATGTATATGCCTCATTAGATGGGGAGAAGATCACCGTAGGGGTTCCAGCATGGATGTCCCAGCGACTCCTCCGCAAGAACATTGCAGTCATCAAAAAACTAGATTCTGAACACTACGAAATTTTTCACGATGGAAACTGAAGACCTCAACGAAACCCAAGAGGGAGAGTCGCTTATCTATTTGGACAAGGAGCCAGACATTGGATCTCTCGCGTCTGCGTACGAAACTACGCTTATTGACCTAGACGAGTACTTCCAAAGCTGTCTGCAATCCTACGACGACCGCAGGAACATATGGGAGGGCAAGTCTAACGACCTGCGTAAACATGGGGCTAATGCATTCCCGTGGGAGGGGGCTTCCGACCAAGAGGTCAATGTCATTGGCGAGCGTATCGACACCTATGTAGCCCTGTTCGACCAAGCACTCCAACGCAGCCACATCAAGGCATTCCCAACAAGCATGGCATCCATGCCCCGTGCGGCGATGGTCAGCGGCTTCTTGAAGTGGATGAGGTCCACCTATATCCCCAATTTCCGTGAGCATATGGAGTTGGGAGCCAACTACCTGCTCGAAAAGGGCTTGATGATTTCGTATGTGGGTTGGCAGCGGGAGTCCCGCACCTACCTCCAAACGCTCACCCTCGACGAGGTGGCGCAGGCCGCCCCAGAGATCGTGGACATGCTCTTGGACCCCAATGCCTCAGAAATGGCTCTAGGATTGATTTCTCAGGCTTACCCCGCACTTTCGGCTAAAAGGGCCAGAAAAGCCCTCAAAGACCTCAGAACGAAGGGAGAGGCCCAAATGCCGATTCCTAGGGTTTCGGTGGACCGTCCCGTGGTGCATTCATGCGCTCCCGATGGCGAGGTGCTATTCCCGCCGTATGTCAGCGACCCGCAACGCAGTCCCTATATTTTCTGGCGCACCTTCCTGACGGCACAGGAGTTGGAGAAAAAAGTCACCAACGAGGGCTGGGACGAGGACTGGGTGGACAACGCAATTGATCGCCTGCGCGGAAAGGACAGCATGTACCTTGACGGTGAAAAGCAGAAGAATGTAACCCGCCTGCCCATAACCGACGACAATGACCTCGTCATGGTCGTATACGCATACCAGCGTCTGATCGACGAGGAGGATGGCAGCGAGGGAATCTATTGTACCGTGTTCCACCCGAATGCAGATGGATACGCAAAGCATGAATTACTCAACGGCTACGACGACTATCCCTTTGTGGTCACCCGACTTAGTAATAACCAGAAACGAATGTATGAGGTCCAAACCTTTAGTGACATACTCCGAGGCGCACAGTTGCAAATCAAAACCGAGCGAGACTCGCGGATTGATCGTGCGTCTCTTGCAACTCTACCTCCTCTCATGCATCCTGCTGGCAAGCCTCCTAGCGATTGGGGTCCGGGTAGGCGAGTACCTTATCGACGTTTGGGCGAGATTCAATTCGGTCCGACTCCTCCTCAGGACAATGGTTCTGTCGAGGTTGAGGTCTCGATGATTGGACAGGCAGACCGCTCCGTTGGTCTGGACATGAACAACCTGCTCGCAAGCATGCGTCAGCAGTACTTTGTTAGTAAGTTTCTAGACCATGTGCGTGATGTGCTTGGCACTGCGTGGAAGCTATTCCAACGCATGGGACCAGACGAAGTCTTCTTCCAAGTAACTGGCAACCCAAACCCGCAGGTGATGACCAAGGGAAGCCCCGACGAGAACTTCTCCATCGTGGTTAACTTTGACTCCCAGTCTAACGACCCAGAGACGGCAGAGACACAGCTTAAAAACATGGTGTCGCTCGTCCAACTCGACCGCAACGGCATCATGGATGTCAACAAGCTGCTTGAGTTTACGGCATCCAGCATCAACCCAATCTTTGCCGACTATGTCCTGCAACCTGCCGAGGAAGCGCAGCAGAAGGTGATGAAGAATGTAACCGACGACCTCGCCAAAATCTTTGCGGGTATCGAAGTACCAGCGCAACCGAATGGCGCACAGATTGCAATGCAGCTTGTTCAGGCGTATGTCCAGCAACCCGATGTCGCACAACGCGCACAATCGGACGAGGCATTCGCAACGCGACTCCAGAAATATGCCGAACAGTACCAGTTTCAGCTTCAGCAAGCACAGAACGCGGAGATCGGTCGTATCGGAAC